TGAGTCAATGAAAGTATTGAATTTGTATATGGTGTAGGTGGTACAGATAAAAAGAACTCAAGCAGTTGGATTCTCAAAGATTGGGAAGCACCAAAGGTTGAGCGGGAATGGGGTTACTATCGCAATTTATATGATGGTGATGGGTTTAAGGTTAAAGAGCTTGTAATTGCTCCACATAGCGCCTTGAGTATGCAAAAACATAAACATAGAAGCGAAACGTGGAATATTGTTAGTGGTAAAGCATCCGTTATAACGAATCATAGAATAACATCAGATCCATTTGATGGTGCTAGTATCTGGCAACTACATAAAGATAACCCATATAATATCCCAGCCAATACATGGCACCAAGGTAAGAATGATAGCGATGAGCCAGCTCATATTGTAGAAATATGGAAAGGCAAGTCAGAGTTTTTAACAGAAGATGACATTGAAAGGTATGACCCATGAATGAAGAAACAAAAATTGCCCAACTCTGGACGCAGTTTAATCAGCAAAATCCTAACGCTGATATTATGGAATTTCAAGCACTCGTTGCTCAACGATTAAATTGTAGCTTACAAGAAGCAAAAGATCGCTCGCAACATTTATTGTTGACAGAGTAAAAATCTATTGACTTCTTTAAAGATATGCGGTATTATTAATAATAATGAACAAGTGAGGAGAATATAATATGGGACAAAAATCACGGACAAGCCAAACAAGTAAGGGTGAACGTCGAAACGTGTCAAAAGACACACGTAAAGCAATGCGCAGAGAGTATATGTCCAATCCTATATTGCGGTTGAACAATCAAATAAAGGCTTGGGCGGCAGGTAAAAAAGTAATGCTCACCGTTCCAAATAAAGGCGGTGATGCTGGTAAGATGCCGTTTGTTCGCGTCAATGCTCGTGATGTCTGGGGTGTTCCAGGCAAGGGCTTCACAATAAAAACACAGGGATAATATATTATGGTAATTGGTTTAGATAGCATAACTCGTGATGGAATGATTAGTGTTTTAACTTTTGATGTTGCTGAAGTAACATTTACAAAAAATGATGGTACTGAGCGATTGATGAAATGTACATTACAAAAAAGTATTGTACCTGCTTCAACAAAAGAAGAAGGCACTACAACTGTTCGTAAAATCAACGAGCAAGTTCTTCCTGTATGGGATATCGATAAGAGCGCATGGCGCTCATTCCGTGTTGATTCAGTAAAAGGGATTAAGGTACTATAATGAAGTTCAAGGTAACAGGTATCGAAAAAGAAACCACCACAGGTACTGTTGATGATGATGGTAATGTGATCGATGCTAAAGGTGGTACTGAAATGATGAAGCAAGGCATCATTGATCGTCTTGATGATGACCTTCTTGATCAATTCAATATCATTCATTCTCGGGTTCGTAATGTAAGTAAAGACAAAAAGAATATTTTAGTTCTCCATGACTTATGTGATGATCCTGAAGCAGTGCATCTGAAAGACCCAGAGTCTCGTGCAAGGTTTGAAAAGTTAGTGTTCGTATCTAACTGGCAGTTTCAAACATATAATATGCGTCATGGTGTTCCTTATAGTGAATCTATAGTATTAAGGAATGCTATTGAGCCTATCGAAGTACACGAGAAGGATATGGATGGACCAATTAATTTGATCTATCATACAACACCTCATCGTGGGCTTGAACTTCTTCTTCCTGTATATGAAGTGTTGCATCAAAAATGGGGTGATAAGATACACCTTGATGTTTACTCTTCTTTTAACATATATGGTTGGCCACAGCGGGATGAACAATATCAAGAGATATTTGATAAATGTAAATCGCATCCTGGCATCACTTATCATGGCTCTGTTCCTAATGATGAGATTCGTGAAGCATTGAAGAAAGCTCATATCTTTGCTTATCCATCTATATGGCAAGAAACATCTTGTATTGCTGCTATTGAAGCAATGAGTGCGCGGTGTGCTGTTGTATGCCCTAATTACGCTGCTCTAGCCGAAACTGTAAATGACTTTGGTCTTATCTATCAGTGGCATGAAGATCCAACAATGCATGCCAATCGACATCTACAATTACTTGATGCCGCAATTGCAGACTATCATAACCCTCGGCATATGGATAAATTAAACTTCCAAAAAATCTTTGTGGATAACTTCTATTCATGGGATGCGCGTATGATTGAATGGAATAATATGTTGAGGAATTTGTAATGCAACAGCCTGTTGAGTTTCATAAACTATTTTACACTCCAGTTTGGAGATATGAATATCCAGATTATGTAAACGATGCAAAATACTTACTCCCATATTTTACACAAGATAAATTGTATCTCTCAGAAAGAGAGAAGAATGGACTGCAAATCTCTAGAGCAAATCTTCATAAAGAAGAAGCTCTAGAGAAACTAACAAGGTGGGTTCAAGAATGTTGCGAATCGACCATGGTTCAAATGGGGTTTCAACCAGAGTGTGGCATCACTAGTATGTGGGCTACTAGACAAAAAATAGATGGATTTCATCACGGACATTCCCATGCTAATAGTTTTCTTGGTGGGGTGATGCATATTTTAGATTCTGACAATTGTGCGAGCGGTACCGTGTTTGATAATTCCGATTGTACAAAGTATGTGATTCGCCCAGCAGAACTTAGAGAAGACGCTGGTATGCTCAAAGACACAGAGCATATGCCTTTTGTTCCTGGAACAATGCTTATCTTCCCTGCTTGGGCGAGTCATCATACAGAACCGACCGAAAGCAAATATAGAGTGATACTTGGCTTCAATTCGATGCCTATTGGTATGACCACATGTGATCATTTTGATAGATATAACTATCCAGATCCATCTAATTTGAAATTAAAAGAGTACAAATCTCTAAGTGATTGATATTAAACAAATCTTTTTTCTATTAAAACAAATAAAACACTTGACTTATTACTCATTATAGGGTATTATTAATATAATGAATGATTAAACAAGGAAATAATTATAATGAATTTATCTACTAGTCGTAAAAAGAAAAAAGTTACTCGCCGAGTTGATCCAAATGAACCTGTTTGGTTGGAAATCAATCCAGAATTTGAAAACTATTCAATGTCTAAGCATTGGGGGTTCGTTTGGATGGCGGCTAATACTTCAATCAAAGATTATAAAGACGAAGCTATTAAATACAGCAAGAAACTTCGTAAAGAACAAATGCGGAAGTTTAAGTATTCTTCGATTCAACCATATAGTTTTATGACAGTAGGTAAATACTGTTATATTATGAATCGTGGTGGTTCTTTTGATCAAGAAACGATTGATTGGTTAGAAGGTAAGTGGAGTGAACTTGAAGAAGTCGGTAAGACTGCTATCGAAGAGACTCCGATAGAAACAATTAAAAAGCCAGTCGTTTCTATTCAAGACCGTATTCGTGATCAAATTAGTGATTATATTGGTGATATTGAAGAGCAAGTTGATTTGTTTTCTGAAGGTGGCTATAAGTCTGATTTTGATATGTACAAATGGCTTATGGCAAACAATGTAAAATCTCAACAAGCGAATGCTATTGGTGAGTATTATGTGCCATGGCGCGATGAGTTAGCTCAAATTGAAACGTCGAAATTGGTACATCCTTCATCCGATGAGCAACTCGTTGAAGGTTATTCTTATATGAAACCCGCTCAAGTCAAGAAGTTTGTTGAGTTTCTAAGCAGTATCATCAATGATTGTGATACGTGGAGTTCTAACCAGAAAACAGTTCGCAAAACTCGAATAAAAAAACCAGCGTCTGTTGAGAAACAAGTTGCTCGTATAAAATACGCAAAGGAAAACAAAGAGCTCAAGTTAGTAAGTATTAACCCTGCTCTTATTGTTGGTTGCAAACAGCTATGGGTTTTTAACACTAAATATCGTACACTCCAAAGGTATGATGCTCTTGGACCAACTGGTCTTTCAATTAAAGGCACCAGTATAAAAGGTTATGACGAGGATTTGTCTGTGCGTAAAAAACTAAGAAAACCCGAGCAAGTTTTACCTCGATTGTTAGATGGTGGTAAATTGATTCTTCGTAAGTTGATGGATGAAATAAGTAGTAAGCCATCAAAGCCTAATGGAAGAATCAATGGAGAGACGATATTACTTCGTGTGGTAAAATGACAGCAAATAACGTAATAAAATTCCCAAGCCTCAATGATGAAATAGGTTCCGAGCCTCCTCCTAAGAACGGGGAGCAGCTTGGAGATTATTTTACAAAAAACAAAAAAGAATATATTGATCATATTTGCGATCACTATTCTAATTCTTTGTATAATAAACTTGCTTCGCATGGGTTTGAAGTTTTAGATGAAAACTTTGTTGTGCGTTTCACATACACAGTAGAAACTCTGAGGTATTGCTTGTATAAAAGTTTAGAAATAGACCATCCATTGGCGGGTCATATCGAAGATATGATAGAAATCATAGAAACGGAAGATGAATTGCCAAATTTGGATTGACTTATTATTAAAAGTAATATATAATAATGATATAAATTGAAATTGACTGAGTGAAAAATATGATATTAGTGGACTTAAATCAAGTTATGATCTCTAATCTGATGATGCAAATTGGAGGCAAGAAAAATATACAAATCGAAGAAGACCTTGTTAGGCACATGGTGCTTAACTCTCTTCGGATGTATCGTACAAAGTTTGGTAAGAAATTTGGCGAGTTGGTTATTTGTTGTGACGACAAAGACTACTGGCGTAGAGAACTTTACCCCTACTACAAAATCCATCGTAAAAAGAACCGTGAAGAGTCTGGTCTTGATTGGAATATGATCTTTACCGTGCTCAATGGTATTCGTGATGATATTCGTTCCGAATTCCCCTATAAAGTAATTCAAGTACCGCACGCAGAAGCTGATGATGTCATCGGTGCACTCTGTCATCGTTTTGGTCATCTTGGTATTATGAATGATTCAGCCGAGCCTATCCTAATCCTATCCTCAGACAAAGACTTCGCGCAGCTACAGAAGTACGCTAATGTAGAGCAGTATAGCCCTATGGGTAAGAAGTATGTAACATGCAGTAATCCTGCTCGTTACGTGCATGAGCATATTCTCAGAGGCGATAGAGGTGATGGTGTTCCTAACTTC